GGCGAACGCATTCGCGTAGCTGCTCGACCGATAGACCACACGGCCTGCTGCCGAACTGGGCACAAACTCGTCACAATAGTATGTCGTGGAGCTTCCAGCACCGGCAGCGCTTACTATGTCCATCCACTTCTGGTGGACGACGGCAGTCATATAGCCGCTCGTCGTCGTGCTTTTCACCTTCCGCGTCGTGCCGTCAGGCATTTCTATATACAGCTTGTACTGCTCGCTCGACGGACTGTTCGGAAGGCTCACCTTGTCCATCCACTCCGCCTTGTTGCCGAACCAGTTCTCATAACCCAGGCAGTTGCTCGAAGCTATCTGCACGTACTTGTCTCCGCCGTACTCATCCTGTATCTTGTACCAGCACCACTCCGTCTTGTGCTCCGGGTTCACAGTGTCCGCCATGCCAAGCATCGCCGTCGTGCCCATTATACGCGCGTTCGTGTTCTGCCCGTATCCGCACTGGTCCTGCGCATCACGGCGGCCGTACTTCGCGTAGAACAGGTTGGCCACGTCCTTATGCATCTCCCAATCAACCAGCTGCAAGCCCCTTTGGTTTGCATAGCGCACCATGTCCGGCTGCGTCAGGTTTGCGACGCTCGTTCCCCCGGTCACGACGCTGTACAGCTTCGTCCCCTTCGCCACGGCCTGCAACGCCCCGCACAGGCACGCCTCGTGCTCCACCCAGTCCGGCTCCATGTCCTCTATCCTGTCGCTGTTGCTCAGCACCACGCAGTCGAAGTCGGAACTCGTCCTGACGGAGAAATGCAGCTTCGTCGCACCTTCCGGTATGTCGCATATCAAGTACATACCGTCCACAAAACGGGCGTTCAGCGTCTCCACTATCACGCTCCTGACTATCCGGCCGCCGTCGTCGGCGAACACCGCACCCACAAGGCTGCTGCCCAATACTGACGGGAACCTCACACGCCTGTAACCTGACACGTCAACCGTTATGGCTTCGTAATTCCCGTCCGCCGAATACGATTCGTCCACATCCGTGCCACCCGTCAATATCTTCGTGCCGGACTTCACCAAACGGTGTTCCAGCAGCCAGTCGTGGTCCAGCACCGTGCACTCCGGCCTGTCCGGCATACCGTCCTGCGAGCTGTAACAGCCGTATTTCTTGTTGTTCAGGTAGTCGTTCACGCCCTTGTACCAGTAATGCGGCTCATACACGAACATGTCACCTTCCGTGCCGTCCAGCTTCGCCGCCGTGCCGTCGGCGTACTTGTTGCTGTCGGCATCGTCAAGTTGCGCGATTGTCATGGTTCCCTTTACGGCCTGCTTGCCAAGCACCCTGTGCCGCTGCCGCAATATGGCCGCCACATGTGCGCTCGGGACATACTGGTTGCCGTACTTGTAACCGGTTTCGTTGTCGGGATTGCTGATGTTGGCATCGTCGCTCACCGTGTCGTCGAACTCTATCATCGTGTACTGCGGCTGCCGTATGTTCAGCTCGTCGAAGCGTTCCACGTATTTCTGGTACTCCGCCTCGTCCAGATACTTGGTCAGCCGGTACGTGCCCACCAGCTTGCACCGAGTGTTCGTGGTGTTGCCGCTCGCGTCAAAGCCGCCCAGACCGGCGTCGTACCACTCCTTCAGGTCGCTGCCGTCACCCTCCAGTTCCAGCCCGGTGATGCGGACATATTTCAGCCTGCCGCCAAGGGAGAATAGTTCCTTGAACACAGACAGCCCGTCTATGAGGGCGCAGTTCTCTATCCAAATGCCGGTCAGGTTCCGCTTGTTGTCAAAGGTTATCGCGCTCCACTTTATATACTGCATCGAACGCAACGTTAGCGTCTGGAAGTTCGCTGGAAGGTGCAGTCTGTTCACCGCAGCACCCTCGGCAAAGGTGATTGTGCTCAATGCCGTGCAGCCCGACGCGTTCACTTCTTCCAAACGGTTACAGCCCGAAAGGTCCAAGCTCGGCAAATTTGTATAATTCGCCACGTCCAATTTCCGCAACATCGGCAACTTTGTTCCCAATACAAGTTCGGTCAGAGCATAGGTCTTTGAACTGTTGCCAAGGACAAGTTCCTCTAATACTGGCAGATTAGGCAACGACATGTCAGTGAAACCTCCCCAGTCGCCCAAGTCCAATTTCTTCATCCATTCGCCACCGTATAGGTGGAAGATTGTACCGATGTTCGCCATTTGTCCATAGGTATAACTCCACTCCCTGTCTTTCGCCACCGCATCGTGGGTCATCGTATCGCCCTCACATCTGAACTCAAAATAGAAGTCACGCGCAGGGGTTGCCCTCACAGTCGCTCCTGCCGCGCTGTTGCCCTTGAAGCTGATGTCCGTGGCCGTGTATTGCCCAGCACTGTACCGTGCATCAAAAAGTCCCATTCTGTTTGTCACCCACCAATGGCGGTGCGCCTTACGGTTTCCCTGCATGGCTTCCAGATAGGAATATTTTACATTGGTGACACTTCCGTCTTGGTTTACTTCCACGCCCAACGTCTTAGGCTCTACATATTTGTTCTGCGCATCCAAGTTGTATATGCGCTCGCAGAACTTGGCCGACTGCTCCGTGTCGAACATATTGAAGATTGTAGAGTTCGACATCCGTTCCCTTATACGCTTGTATGCCGCTTCCAGTTTGTCAGGAAATTGCTCGCGCAGGTTCTTCCACAGTACACTGTCATGACCTGCATAGGCATATACAGTCTTTTCATCCGTACTAAGTTCGGGGTCCGTGGTATTTTCGTCCACGTCCCAATTGTACTTCAGACGTCCGTCATTACGTACACCAAGGATTGTATCGCAATCGTAAAATATCATGTAGGCAAGCGTCTTGTCCTTGTCCGGGTCATACCAAAACGCCATCATCATGTTCTTCACACGCTGGTCAACACATCCCATAATGTCCGTAAACATATAGTAGTCACAAAGGTAATCCACATCAAAATAGTCGGCCAGTTCGGCTTTGAATTTCGCTCCATCGTTTTGAGTGGACTTTACCCACGATACAACTCGTTGCAGATTGGCTGGAATTTTCGTGCCGGCCTCATACTGGGCATTGATGTCGTCATCGTCAGGAAAGCGTGCCTCAAACACTTTCATCCAATTAGGTGTGCCGTCATCCCCCTTCGTCGTGAAGTCGTCGTCAAGGAACATGCCCATCGGATAGTCGTTATTCAAGAATTCCCAGCATTCCGTCGGGTTCTGTCCGCCGAACTTCTCCGTCACCCATTCCTGGTCGTGGTAGCCCGGTATGTCCAGGAAGCCGAACACGGCCTCCGTGCTCTTGTCGTTGTTGAAGTTGAACTTCCCAAGGAACTGCGGCGTCTCGTCAATGCTGCCACGGTAAAACAGATAGCACGGCTCGCCGTCTATCGTTGTACGCACATCATACTGGTAACTGTCGTCACAGTGCTTCTGCGCCGGGGTGAGCTCCCCTGTCTGTGTCAATATGTTCTGCACCAGCTTTGCCATACCGGTGTTGTGCGAGCTGGAACTTTCCGCGAAGTCGGCCTTCAGGCAGAAGCAGTCCACCGGCGCGGCCTGTTTCTGGTTGCCGCTTGCCGGGCGGAAGGAGTATTTCGCCTCTTCCTGCAGCTCGCCGCCCACGCCCTGCTCGTCACAGCCGAGGTACAGGTCGCCGGCCACCTTCGAGGCGTTCTTGAAGTAGATGCGGTAGTTCTTTATCGGATAGGCAAGCGAGCTTGTGCCCTGCAGGCGGATGCAGCCGCCCACGCAGCGGAAGTTCAACGCCTGGCTGCCCTTCACCACGCACAGCATCTCGTCCACGTCGTACTTCGGGTCCTTGTCGTTGTTCACCGCCGCCTGCAGCACCGTGGCCACGCCGTTGTCCTGCCGTCCGGTGATGATGATGTACCTCATGCCGTCCGGCACGCTGTCGACTGTTACGTTGCCGCTGTCGTCGATCACGTCGTTGCTGTCGTACAAGGCCATCATGCCGTCCGAGCTGTCCTGGTCTATCATGTAGGTCTCAAGCACCTGCGAGTCGCTCAGGTACGTGTCGTAGGCACGCATGAGGTACACGTCGGTGGTCGCGCCGTCCGCGCCAAGTTCAATATATGAAGGAGTGGCCTGGTACACGCTGTCGCTCGTCGCCCTCTGTACGCTTCCGGACATGATGCCGTTGATGTACAGGTACACCATCTCCGTGTTCAGCTTCTCGTAGTCGGACGAGCCGTCAGTGCTCTTGGGGAAGCTCACGAAGGCCACCTCGTACACTTCCCCGGCCGCCATCTTCATCGAAAGCTCGCTCTTGCCCCTCGTCACCATCCGTGCTTCCTGCGCCGTGATGACAAAGCCCGTGCCGTCTGCGTCAACGCAACGGATGACCTTCGCGTCCTCATTAACCACCTCGCTTACTTTGTACTTCACGATGAAAGCCATCGCATTGGTGACATTTTGCTCCGGCTGTTCCAGTGGCCTGTAGCGCACCGTAGCCCTTGCCGTGTCCGTCAGACGCAAGGCGTTGCCGGTCCAGCCGTCGCCGCCCCACTTGAAGCCCTCGAACACGGTTTGAATACCATTATAGCTCCATTCCTCGCGGTTCACATCGCTGTTGCTCCTTCCTTGCGCCGTGAGCTTCAGCGTCATGCCGTCCGTCGGCTCGCTGATGTTCAGGTCGCTCTTCTCCGCAATGAGACGGAAACTGTATGTCATGCTGCCAACCACAATCCTGCACTGCTCCTCGCCGTAGTTAGTGGCGCGCAGCGTCAGGCTCTGCGCCGTGAACGGCACGGAGGCGGACGAGGCCAGCGTGCTCCCTACATACACGTCCGCCCGTGTCGGGGTTTCCTCCGGGTTGTAGGCCGCGTACTGGAGCGTGTAGCTGTCGTACTGCCTTGTCGGGATGTAGGGGGTGACGCCTTTTTCTATGACGGTGCCGTCGGAATAGTCGAACCTTGCGGACACCAACGGGGTGTTGTTCCCGGCTTCCCTGACGCCCACGGCGAAGAGGATGCTGTTTGACTTGATGGTGCTGCCGTCCGTCAGCTCCAGCTCCACCACGAGCTGCACCGTGTGCGTGCCATGAGCCAGGTTGGTCGTCGCTATGCTGAAAGACCCGTTGGCCGTCGAGCTGGTGATGCTCCTGTCCTCGGTGTCCGTGCCGTCCACATAGCAGCGCAGGGTCTTCGTGCCGGCACCGCTCAGGGCGTAGGGTATGCTGAGGGTCTGGCCGCGTGTTATGGCCGTGGCGATGTTGAAAGAGCTGCTCAGGGTCAGCTGCACCACGTTGATGCTCCATGTCACCTGGGCCACCTGCATCTCCGCGCCTTCGCCGACCTCCACACGCACCCTCACGGTATTGGTGCCCACACCCATATACTTCGTCACGTCCACCGTGTTCGTGCTGCCTGCGGATATGGTCTGCGTCAGCGTGCTGGTATTCGCGCCCTGGGTCACGGTGACGGTGGCCCGTCCGGGATTGCCGGTGCTCTCTCCGGTCGCGGTGTCCGTCTGGTCGTAGGTGTAGGTCAGCTTCACCTCGTCGCCGGCCTTGACGGTCTTGTTCGGGGTGACGCGCGTCAGCACGACCTTCGTCGTGGCCACAGTGCCGCCACCGCCGCCCGTGAACATGTCGCTCGTGCTGATGACCTCCCCGGCCTCGTTCAGCAGGGAGAGAGAATAGGCCTTGTCCGTGCCCTCGCCGATTTCATTGAGCTGCAGGGCGGTGCCGTAGGTGGAGGCCTTCTCATTTATCGCGGCGGACACGGCCTTGCCGCTCACTGCGTTGGTCGAGTTCTCGTTGACCGACTGGTCGACCTCCATTACGGGTATGTCTATCGTCACGCCGCCTTGCTCGTCGGCCGTGTGCTCCTCCGAGGCCGTGCCGCGCGTTACCGTGATTTTCTTGATAGCGTCCGCGCCGCCGTACCTGTTCCACGCCGAGGCGGTCAGGAACGACGAGGTGTCAGTACCTTCGAAACGGTATTCTTCCCATTTCCCTGCGCCGGTCTCGATTGTGATAATCATTCCCCGCTTGTCGTCATCGTCAATGTCGGCCCCGGCAAGTGCCGCCACGGCCGTCTCCTTTGTGTAGTAGCCGCCCGAAAGGGGTATCTCTTTCGTCACATTGTAGAAGCCGCTGCCTGACCCTCCGCTTCCGCTCACGACAACAAGGTCGTTCTCCTCCTCGCTCCACACGTAAAGCGTATCGCCGCAGGCATACACCTTGTCTTTCAGTAACGTGTAGTCCGGGCCGTTATACAGGCCGCTCTCCGCCCATTCAGTGTACCAGCCGTTGTCTTCTACGAGGAACTGCTTGCGCGTCGTGCAGTAGGCAACTTCCGATGGCGCATAGCTGCTGTCGGTACTGCCGTTCACTGTCGGGTCGGTGCCCAAGTCGTTGACAATGCGCCCAAACCTGGCCGTTGCACCTTTCAGGGCCGTCTTGGCCGTGCTTTCATATCGGCCGGCCGCCTCGTTGGCCTCGCCCGCAGCCTCGTTGGCCGCGGTCGCCGCCGTGTTGGCCGCATTCTTGGCTTCCGTGGCCGTACTGGCCGCAGCATTGGCGCTCTGGGCCGCCGTGTTGGCGGCCTGAGCGGCCTCGTTGGCCGCTGCCGCCGCCTCCGTCGCCGGTTTCTGGAGCAGCGTCATCGGCACGTTTACCAGTTCATCCCCCTTTACGCCCGGGAGGGAGTTCACCCCGTTAAGGCTGTCAACGGTTTCAAGCTCCTGCACGCCCTGGCTCTCCGCCTTGATGGCGTTGAGCACCTGCTGTATGTCTTCCTGTAATATGGCCATATTATTGCATTTTATACTGGTTGAACTTCTTTCTTGTCTTCAGGTAGTCCGCGGCGTACTGGTGGGCGTAGGCCTCTCGCTCGAAGCTGACGGCGCGGTAGGCCGCTTTCATGTCGCGCAGCCGTGCCAGGCGCCACAGCCATTCCAGCACGTACAGCAGGTAGAACGGCACATAGAGCAGCTCCCTCATCTGCGCCGTGTGGATGGCCTCGTGGTTGTAGTCCTCCGCCGCCATCGTGCAGCCCTCGCGCACGAATAGCACGCCGAAGAGGTTTACGCACTTGAAACCCCTGAAAGGTATCACCCTGTTATACACCACTCTCATCGCCGCCTCCTTCCTGTATCTGGGCGCGCAGCCCGTCTATGAACGCCGGTGTGCAGTAACGCTCCGCAAGCCCCTTCATTAGCCGCACTTCATCGTCCGTATACTCCACCGCGCCATCGCTCTTGTATATTTTCATCGCCAAGGCGTGGGCGCGGATGCCGTTCACCATCGTGTAGATTATGTCGGCAAAGCTCTCCCTTGCGTCACCTGTCTGTTTGTGCAGGCCGTTTATGCCTGTCGGCACGGTAAAATGTTTGAAGTCTATTCTCATGCGTTTATTCCGTTAAATCCGTCTATTGAATATATGGCGATTTTGCCCTTGCCGTCCTGGAACTCTATCCTGTCCGCGCTTATCATGCACAGGTTGCCCAGCATATCCTTTATGTGCACGCCGTCTATCGCGTCTATGCGCACCTCATGCCCGACTCCGCGCAGGTACATCGTTGACACGCGACCCATTGTGTCTGGGTCTGTCTCGAAATGAAGCTCAAACAGGTCTGTACGGTCTTCGCCGTTGGGCTTGCCGGTGTATTCGTCCACAGACGACGGCCCTATCATTTTTATGTATCCTTCTTTGGCGTTTATCACTATCGAGTTGCCGTATTCCTTGTCTTCCGACTTGAATGTGCCGTTCGCCTCAACGCTGCCGTCCTCCAGTATCTTGAAGTTTTCGTTCGCCGTCACAAGGCCTTCAAGTGATATGTTGGCGGCGGATATTTTTATGTCGGACGCAGTCTGTTCCACCATCGACACGATATTTCCGTCCGCATCAAAGGCATACAGTTTGTTGGCCATCGCGGTCGTCACCAGACCGGCCTTGTTTTTTAGCACGCCGTCCTCGTCGAAATACTGCGACATCATCTCGTTGTACTTGGCCGTGGTGACTATTTGAGAACTTTCAATGACGTTGCCGTCCTTGTCGAAGTTGGCCGCAGCTATCTTAACCAGTTTCTCGGACTGCTCGAACAGGGTCTTGTACTTGTACGCCAACGCCTCCGCCCTGTCCGTGCTCAACACCAGCATGTACAGGTATATCTCGCCCGTAAACGCCAGCTTGAAGTCACCGGTTCCGTTCCACAGCCCGCTGTGGTTGAACACCTGGTAGCCGTCCGTCACGCCCAGCCCCCCGTCGTAGCTGAACTCGTTGAAGTTCTCGAACCCGGTCTTGTCCAGCCCCTCGAACGTTATCGTCAGCCGCCCGGCCTTGGCCACGCGGTAGAAGAAGCTCAGATACACCGCTTCTGGCTTCTTCTGCCCCTCGTCGTTCACGTCGGTGTAGTCGGGGATGAAGCGGAAGTTTTCGTGCTTCTGCAATATGTACTTGTTCCTTATATATACGGTGGTGCGTCCGTCGTCGGTCTTCACGCAGGCATAATTCGTCTTGTCGGACAGCGGCGCACCGTTCGCCCAGATCCATTTGCTGCCGAGCAGGAAGAAGGTCGCCTCGTTTTCGGTGTCCCACTTGTTCATGCCGTCACCGAACGAGGCGTTGTCCAAGTAGCTCCGGTCTTCGGTGAAGTCCTTTCGCAGCCCCTCCACGGCGCTCTCTATCTTGCCCTCGGTTATCTCGAACCGCGTCAGGATGTCCTCACCGGTCGTCAGCACGAACGTGCCCATCAGGTACACGTTGTCGCCGTACAGGCCGTTGCCGTGCGGCTGGTTGTCCGCCGGGAAGCGGCTGTCGCTTATCCCGTCCAGGTTGCCCAAGCGCACGCGGAGGCAGCCGTCGAAATTCTTGGTGCTCACACCGTCCAGCACGTCCACCCGTGGCTGTCCGTCCTCGGTGGCCGCGATGGAGATGAGGTTCTGGCGCAGACGGTTCTGCGTGTTGCCCATCAGCACGCACTCGTCGCCCTCCTTGGGTTCTACGCCGCCGAACTCGCTCACGGGCACGGTAACGCCTTCCCCGTTCGAGGCGGAGATTTCCACCCAATATCCGCGCAGCGACGCGCCGGTGAACTCCGCGCAGCGCATCAGGTCGTGCGCCGTGAACTCGTTGTCCTGCTCGAAACTTATCTTGTAGTTGTCGCCGTCCTTCGTGATGGTCTTTATCTTGCCGCTGGCCACGCTGACGACGAACTGCCCACCGATACTGCGCACTTTCTGGATGAGCAGTTCCAGGGCGACCAGCGTCTGCCGGATGGTCACCTTGTCGATGGTCAGGTTGCTCAGCCCGGTCAGCGCGTCCATCCACAGCTGCCAGCCCTCCCCGGTCATGCCGTCCACGAACCTCACCGACCGCAGCAGCTCGCGGATGACGGCGGTCAGCCATTCGGCGTTGCCGTCGCCGTCCACCGCCGCGCCGCTCTCCCCGGCCTTGTACTTGCCGAAGTCCGCGCCTTTCAGGAAATGGATTCTCTCCTGCGCCGTGTCCTCGCGCAGCCTGCTCAGGGCTTCCTTCAACGTCCGGCGCGCCGAGAACACGTTGTTGTCGGTCGGATAGGTGTTGTCCCAGCTGCGTATCAGGTCGGGGAAGCTCCCCGACGTGGCGGTCTTCACGTAGTTCTTCGCGTCTGTGATGCTGTCGCCTATGGCCTCCATCGCGCCGGTGCTCGTCGCGTCGCAGACCTCGATGTCCATCTGCGAGGGCAGGTTCACCTTCCGCGTGACCTTGGTGATGCGGCTGCTGCGGAAACCGGTTTCCGGGAAATACTTTTCGCTTTCCAGGCGCACGCGGCGGCCCACGTACAGGTCGATGCCGTTCTCCTCGATGTACACGTGGTCGGTCGGGGCCTTGTAACGGCTCACGTCGATGGCGTGCTCTTCGTTGTACTTGTCCACCGCTTCCTTGAACTCCTGCTCGGCCAGCGGATAGTATTCGTCCGGCATGCGGATGTTCCACAGGATGTACTTGTCGCCGGGCTTCGGGCAGAGCGTGTCGTTCGGAAGCTGCGTGTCGTCGTCATACGGCCATGTCGTTATCAGCTCGAACTCGTGCGTGTCGCTGTTATAATTGGCCTCGAAATAATAGGTGCCGTCCTCCTCGTCGCCCAAGCCGGCCAGTTCCGAGCCCTCCTGGAAGGAAACTCGCTTCACCTTGCCGCCTATCTCGTAGCTGTTCGGGTCGAAGCCCAGGCTGTTGTCCTTGAAGTAGAATATCTTGAACGGGTTGTCGTCCTCGTCCTTCACCTCCTCGCTGCGCACCGAGCTGACCGTGCCGGTGCGCTTGGGGTAGATGTCGGAGAAGGCATCCGCTTCGTAATGGTGCCATACGCCGTACTTCTCCACGTTCACGTCCACGTGCTTCACGCCACCGGGAAGCTGCAGGCGGCTGTGCCCGTATTTCTCCGGGTCGATGTTCTTGCTGCTGCCTATCGGGTACAGCCGGGTGTAGAACTTGGCGTTGTCGGCCATGTCGCACTCCAGGCCTGTCAGCCCCTTGCCGTAGCCCAGCGTCACTTCCTCCCCCTGCTCGCAGCGGCACACGTTCACCGTCTGGCCCTCGCACCACCATTCGGCCCGGTTCCCGGCTTTCTCGGCCACTTCCTTCAGGGCCTCGTCGCAGTACTTGCCCTCGTAGTCGATGACGATGTTGTCCGTGCCTTCCACTGTGCCGACCTTCCAGTCGGTGGTGTTGTCCATGCCGTTGTTGATGCTCCTGACGATGAGGGCCACGTGCTCCCTCGGCGGCGCGGTCAGCGTGAACACGGGTTCGTCCGCCCCGTCCGTGTCGTTCAGCACGAGGAAGCGTCTCAGCAGGCTCTCGATGCCGTAGAGCTTCACGTCGTACTTCCACTCCACGGTCGACACCTGCTCCGGCTTGTAACGCTCCATGAGCCAGTACCGCTCGCCCATGAACTCGGCATAGTCGTTCACCTCCAGCGCGATGTGCTCGTACAGGGTGAACGACAGGGTGAGCACATTGTCACCCTGCAGTTCCTTCGCCTGCGTCGAGTTGTCGTCGCAGGGCACCTGTGTCTTGGCTGTGCCGTCGCTTCCGTATATCGTTATCATAATGCCGTTCAAATGCAGTTATATTGTCGTTCAAATCCCCGGCTTCGGTTCCCGGAAGGTCACGTAGAACCGGCTGGCCTGTTTCCCCGCCTGCCACAGGTAGGTCAGGGGTTCGTAGTCGCTGCTTTCTTTGTAAAAAACGTGCAGCATCATGTCGAGGTCGGGAAAGCGGATGTCCAGCCACCCGTCCTCGCCCTGTTTCAGGAACGAGATGAACGCCTTGTACCGTGACAGCCACTCATCCCGCGTGTCCGCATACAGGGCGAAGTACAGCTTCACGTCCCGCGCCTGGTTCCTCACGTCCAGCGCGGACGAGTATTTCTCGCCGTCCTCCTCCCGGATGTCAACCGCCACGTGTGTCTTCGTCTTCGCCGGGGCCATGATGGCCTTCAGGTTGTTCCGGTCGCCACGTTTCTTCTCCACCAGGAAAGCGCCGTATACCTTCCAGATGTCCGTGCCGTTGATGAGCACCTTGCCTCCAAGTATCGCGTCCATTGCCATAGTCACTTCATTTTAAGTCCGTCCCTGATTATTTTCTTGATGTCATCCTTTATCTCGCCCAGATGCTTCGCGCTGTTGCCCGTGTTCTCCTCTATCCGCCGCAGGCTGTCCACAGCAGTGCCCATCTGCGCACTTACGTCCTGCATCTTCTCGTCCATGCTCGACAGGTGCATCGCACTCGTCGTCCATAGCCCCTCTAATTTTGTGCCCTGCTCCTGGCTCACCGCCGTGTACGCCCCGGCCCTGCCGCTCTGCGACGTACTGTAGCTCCCGGGATCTATCATGCCTGAGTCCGTCATGGCCTCGCGCCATGATTCCGCCTTGTCCGCTATCGCCGAGTTCATCGCCTCTATACGGGCCTTCTCCTCCTCACTTATGCCGTCGGCCGCAGCGTCGGCTATGTATTCGTACAGCTCCTTGATGTCGTCCTTCAGCTCCTCGTTCACGAAACTCTCTATAAGCGCGTCCGTCACAGTCTCGCTTATGAAGTCGCCGAGTTCCTCCGTTATGTCCTCAGCGCTCCTCACCATCTCCTTGTACTTCTCCAAGAAGCCGTTCCACGTGTATCCCGTCAGCTTCTCGTTCAGCGCGTCCGTCAGCTCCTCCAGCGTCCCCACACGCTCTATGTATTCCTCCACCGCACTTTTCGGGTTCTTGTGGCCGTCGCCGCTGAACAGCTTTTGCCATTCCTTCGGGTTCGAGTCCCTTAGCAGCTCCATCTGCTCCGGCGTCAGGTTCCACAGGTCGCCCGTGCTGTCCACCGTTATGTTGAAGCCGTTTTTCCTGAGCGTCTCCGTGAAGGCGTCCCAGCCCTCCCAGCCGCTGTCCGGCGAGTGCTTGTTGAAGCTTCCTTTGCCGCCCAAACCGAGGAAGCCGTACCCCGTGTTCGTCCAGGCTGACGCCAGTCCCTTGATGATGTTCCGCTGGTTCTCCTCCCACTCAAGCTCCGCTTTCCGCGCGTCGTTGTAATAGTCTATGCTCTCGGCGTTCGTGTTGTCCCCTTGGCCGATGCGCTCTGCAAGGCTGTCTATGCTCTCGCGCAGGTACTCGTTGCTCTCCGTCAGGCGGTTCACCGTCTCCATCACCTCCTTGTCGTTGCCGCCGAGCCACGAGCCGAGGCCGCCGAACGTAAGGGAGTCGAGGATGTTCCCCACGCCATTGACGACTGACTGCATGGGCTTGGTTATTATGCCGCCGCTAAGCACGTCGTCAAGCACGCCGCTGACAGAGCCAAGCACAGTATCCATGAGGCTTGACACTATTCCGCCGATGCCGTCCTGCGCCAGCATGTCGAGCAGTCCGAGCACTGCCGATATGATTTCTCCGGCAAGCCCGCTGTCGCCAAGCGCTGCAGTGAGGGTCTTGGCAGCCTCGCTGTCCTTGCCGAGGAGCGACTGGAAACCTTTTGCCAAGGCATTGCCGGCCTGGGCTGTCAGCTTGTTGTCGCCGAAAAGGCCGTCAAGCTTCATCAAGCCTTGGCCTATGCCTTGCAGATTTCCCGAAGTCAGGCCGCGCAAGCCCTCGCCGAGATTGTCGAACATCGCCTTCGCCTCCGTAGCGGACGAGTTGAGGGCGGCCGTGGTCTCCTGTACCTGCCCGCCGAAAATCCGCACGTCCTCGGAAGCGGCGTCAAATGCCTCGTGTGCCTTGTCTACGTTTTCCTGCGCTGAGCGTATGCCCTCCTCACCGCGGTTTTCATTGCGTGCGGTTTCAAGCTCTTTTTCAGCTTTTACGAGGTTTTCTTCGGCGGCGCGTGCGGCATCTACGGCCTTGGAGTATCTGCCCATCGCCTCCTGGTATGCCGACAGGTCGTCGGACACACGTTTGAATATGTCGCTGTCCCATGCCGTGCCGGAGCGCTCCAGTTTCTCTATCAGGGAATAAAGGATTTGCTGCTCCTCAAGGCTCGACTGTCTGAACGTGTCACTTTGAGCCATGCGGCGTAAGCGGTCTATCGTAGGTTGCAGCTGGTCTTTGAACATCGTGCCGAAGTCCCCGAACACGCTGCCCCAGTCAACCTGCTGCCTGACGGCGTTTATCTCCACCTGCTGCAGGGCGCGGTCACGGCCGGCGACGAGCGACAGGCGCTCGCCCTCATTCTGTGCGTTCCTTATCTTTTCCGCGTATTCCTCTGCGATGGCCAGCTTCTGCTGCTGGTAGGTACCATATTCCTTGAGGTAGTTCCGCATGGCCCGTGCCTCCGAAGCGTACACCTCCTGTGTCTTGTGCTCCTGTTCCTTTGCGGCGTTGTCGCGCGCCTTCTGCAGCGCATCCGCCTGCTCGTCCGTCAGACCGTCCGCACCAAGCCCGGCAAGTCCGGCCTCCTTGTTCTTTTTCCTGAACTCGGTCTCCTGCCTGTCTATCTCTGCAATGCGTTGTTTATAGTCGTTGTCGATTTCGGCCAGTTTCTTCTGCGTGCCGTCTTGCATCAGGGCTGTCTCGTCGTCCTGGTTCTGACGCTGCAGGGCGAGCAAGTCCTTGTCAAGGTCTTCACGGGCCTTCAGGCGTTCCTTGCCGAGACGCTCTTCTTCTTTCGCGCGTCTCTCGGCCTCACGCTCCGCTTCCTTCCTGTCCTGCTCGTAGGATGCGCCCTGCGTGGTCTTTTCCACTGCGGACTGGCGTTTCAGGATTTCATCTTCATAAGACTGCATGGTGGCCTCGTTGCGCTTATAGTTCTCGTTATGGCGTTGCCAGCGCTCACGCCGCGTCTCGAAGTCATCGATAACTTTTGCGTATTTTTCATACCGTTCGATGGCCTCGGGGTCTATCGCCACGCCGGACTGCGCCCTCGTATGGGCATCAGTCTTGGAGAAGGCATATTGGTTGCGGTCCGCCTTGCCTTGTGCGCTGTTCATGTACGCTACCGCATCGTCGTACGCCTTCTTGCTCCTTGACATATAGTTGTAGTCGGCCTGCGAGCCGCGCAGCTCGTCCACGTTCTTTGACGCGAGGTCTTCCAACCGTTCCTGGTAAGCCCTCGCATAGGCGGCGGACATGATGTCCTGCGTCAGCTGTCGGTACGCGGCGGAGGCGTTGCCAGCCAATATGGCTTCCTGTGACAGGCTTCCGAAATAAGCCGGGTACTGTGACTGCAGTTCCTTGACCGCCGCCGTCCTGTCACGCATCGATGCGTTGGCGTTCTGGGTCATGGCGTAGAGTACGCGCAGCCCCGCCGTCTCCTTGGCTGCGGATGTCCTCGCGTCGGCCATTGACTTGTTTAGTCTCTCTTGCTCGCGCCGCGTTTCTTCCAAGGCGTCCTTTGACTTGAACAGGCTGCCCACCCAGCTTACAATATCCTTGCCGTACATCGACAACACGGTAATGGCCACCATCAGGGCGGTCTGCCATGAGAATATTGACGATATGAGCTGCCGCCATACCGGCACGGTGCTTTGGCCTGAGGCCTTCAGTTCCTCGTTGGCCGCCTTGGCGCGCTTTATCTCGTCAGTCAATACGGGTAGGTTGTTGCTTATGGCCAGAAAGAACATGTTGAGTCCCATAGTGGCGGCAGGCAACTCTCTTGCTATCTGCTGCACGCTCATGTGCAGCCCGTTGTACTGTCGGCCGGCTTGTGCCGCACCGGCCGGGACGGTGTCCGTGTTCCCCGCCGTCTCGTCAAGCAGCCGCAGCTGTTCCTGAAGCTCCCTTATCTTCGATTTCAGGGCTTCCATTGCGGATATGTTCTTGCTTTGGTCGAGGTCGGGAACGGCGGCCTCGGAGGTTTTCTTCATCTCGGCGAGCTGCGCGTTGAGCGCGGCAATGGCCGTGCTGAGGATGCGCACGCGTTCGTCAGTGCCGGATGCCTTGCCCATCAGCGCGTCCAGCTTGCGCTGCATCGCTTCCAGACCAGCGCTCATGCGGTCTTTCAGCAGTATTTCTATCTCTACAGGTTTTGCCATAGTCTTTCTCGCCTCGTCGTATTCGGTCCATTGGGCTTAACTCTTAATTCTTCACTTCTTCAGGTTGCTCTGGAAAAATCCTACTATTTCGTTCGCCTCGTCCTCCGCGCTCTTGCCGCCGTTCTTTTTGCGCACGTAGCGCGGCGCGTCCGCAAGCATCATTATCAGCGTCTGGTAGTTCACGCCCTCAAGGATGTAGCCCACGCTCCAACCCGTCGCCGCCGCTATCTGCCATACAAACCCAAAGGGGCTATGGGACGGTTCGTACACCGTCTTTAACTCCCCTTCCTTTTTTGGCTCAGTCTCGGCTTCATCGGGTTCGTCCGTTCCGCCGACCTGATAATACTCGTAAAAGGGTCAGTACCAAGCAGCAGCACGAACTTCCGCATGCACGCCATGAGGTACCGTTGCTCCATCATGTTCCTTATCCACCATGCCGTGGGCCGCACGAGCAGCTTCCGCCATAGCCATCCGCGGCACAGGGTGTAAGCCACCATCAGGCTCAAGTCCTTGCCGTGGGCCGCGATGAAGGCCATCTCCTCCTCCTTGGTAAATTTCTCCATCTCCGCCGCAGTCACGCCCAGGCGCAGGTACACCCTCGACAGCCTTATCAGTCCGCCCAGGCGCGGACGCCGCATCATGGCCCGCAACCGCAGCGGCTTCTTCCGGAACGGTATGCGCACTTCCTTCAAGGGGACGGACACGCCGCCGTCAAGCAGCGCGGCCGCCCCCTCGGCCTCTATCATGCGTGCAGTCTTAGCGTCCATAAAGTTATTCGCCTGCGGTGTCGTTTACCTCGTATGGAGCTGTGTCCGGCTCCTCCGGCTTGTTCACCTTCAGCTGGCATTCTATCTTCGACACCTCCGTCAGCGTCAGCTTGCCGCCCAGGTTGGCCATGATGGTGCCGTTAGGTATCTTCATCGTCTGGCCGCTCACGAACTGGATCTCCCACGGGCCGCGCAGCTCCACGAGGTCGGTCGGGGCCTTCCAGCCGGTGTAGCTGCCCGTGCTGCCCACCAGCGTGCCGCCAAGCACGGCCTGGATGTTCTCATAGTCCAGCTGGATGAGATTGAACGTCGGCGCTATGGTCGCGTTCTTGTTGGCCAGTGTCAGCACCGGAGCGTCCGGTACCTGCTCGGCTTCCACGTCCGTGCTCTCCGGCTTCGTGCCGCCCCAATCCCAGCTGCCTTTCTCGATGTAGCCGATTTCCTTGCTGTTGAACTTTACAACGGCTATGCCGTATATGAATTTCTTACTTGCCATCTTTCTTTCGTTTTTGGATGAATATTGTGATTAAAACCCCTGCCAGTATTCCAGCCCCGAAACCGTAGAAAAAGATTTTAACGGGGTTCGAACGCTGTTTTCTTTCCTCTTCGTACAGGCCGGCCATCTCCTCGTAGCGTTCCTGCCACACGGAGGATGTCCGCTCGTAGTATTCCACCAGGAGCTGCAGGCTGTCGCAGCTCGCGTACACGGTTATCACGTCCCTGTCACGGCTTACCGACACGCTGGCCTGTCCGCTCTTCCCGCTGTATGAGGCCAGCGGAGGAAGCCTCAGAAGGCTGTCAGCCGGTATCTTCAGACTCACCTCCGATTTCGGCACCGTTTCCGTCCGTATCAGGCGGACTTCGCTCCTCACGCTGTCCGCCAGGCTCAGCGTCGTTTCCGTCCTGGCCGTTTCCTGAACCGTCTTTCGGGTGGTCGCGCACCCCGCGAAGCACAGGGCAATCGTCATGATGCTTGCAAGAATTGGCAGTGTCAATGGCCTTGCGAAGGCGTGCCATCTCGCGTTTCGTCGCCTGAAGGTCTTTCCTCGTCGCATTGAGTTCGTCTTTTAACGGTTCAACGATATTGTCCACAAGTATCCGGGTGGCGTGCTCAGCATTGTCAATCCGCACGGTTTCGGCATCCGCCTTCGCTTTCTCGGCTTCCGCGTTGGCCTTGCGCACTGTCGCGCGGAGCGTCACAATGCCAATCACGGTCGCCAAAAGAGAGCCACCCAGTACGAAATTGAGAATTTCACTGAGTTCCATGAGATTACTTGTTTGATACCTTGCTTATGATTTTGACCCGGTCCTCTTGGCTATCAGTCCTATAAGCCATTGCACCAGCCCCGTGTCTGCGATTCCGTTTGCCACAAGCGAGGCTCCGAAACCATAAAGCAGGGCGATATACCATTCTACATCGGCCACAAATCCTGCGTCCAGCCACCACAACAGCATGGCTGCCGCCAAGCCGACCGTCCAACTTACTATCTGTGTTACCAGTCCTTCCATTTTCGGGAACAAGGCTTTGATGCCTTCCGTCAGCAACACCACGCAGCCGGCGAATCCGGCAAAGGTGGCAATCATACTGTCATAGTCCATACTTGTGGAAACATCACCCGTCTGGGCGAACGAGGCTGACACAAACCCGAGCATCAGCACAAAAAATAAAATCAGCTTTTTCATTTCAGTCATTCATTTATTGATTTATACCTATTTCTTTCAGCCAAGCCTGTACATCAAAAGAAGGGCAGGCTTTCGCGGCCAGTTGGTTATGCCCAACAACCGGGATGGAAGGGAAACGCCGGTGGAAGTCTTTCACATAGGCTTCCATCGCTTTCTTCTGCGCCGATGTACGGGTATCCTTAGGAGTCTTGCCGTCAGCGGCAACGCCGCCGACGTACACAACGTGCCGGGATGTGGAGTTGTACCCTTTTGCCCCGTTGGTAATCTCCCAGGGATCTACCTGTGCGTCCTCATTGTTGTCCACCAGGCGTTCCACCCTGCCGTCCAGGTGTATCATGTCGGTATAGCCGACCTGCTTCCATCCGCGACCGCCCTTGCTCACCGGATCGGTATGCCAGTGACGTATGTCTACCGCGCTGACCTCACGCCCTTCAGGAGTGGCAGTACAATGCAATACCAAACGTTTCAACTGTGCCATGCGTTATTCCCCCTGTTTGGCTTGTGTAATGGTCACTTTGGCCGTCTTGCCGCTGTCAGAATTCAACGTAATGGTCAAGGTTCCGCTTTTTTCACTTCCGGTGTCATTGGCTTCCGCCGAGATGGTCACGCCCGTTTCCGTTTCTTCAACGTCAAATCCGGACGGAGCCGCTCCTACGGTATATTCACCGCTGGCTGTTATGGTCACTTCCTTGCTGCCACCTTCTGCCGGAATGGTCACCGTAGTCGGGTCGGCCGAAACCGTCTTGGCCGCCGGTTTGAAGACGGGAGTGTCACGGCTGTCCAGCACCACCGTTTCTTCGCCGAAAGCGATGTTGGTGTCCACCTTCATCAGCATCTTGAAGAAGTACAGTTCGCTGGCGTTTGAAATCTTGTCTATCTGGATGACATTCTCGTCATCCTGCAGGTTGACGGCGGCGAACAGGTTGCCGTCGGCTCCCATCGAGCAGAGGGTCGCCACTATCAGGCCGTCCGGCCATGCAGCCAACGTCTCTATGGTTATGCCCTTGTAACGGCGCGCGTTCACATCGGTCTCGCTGGCGTTCTTGGCCTCGCGCTCGGTCAGTTCGTCATCGTACTTGTCGAAGTCGTCGATGCTCATGATGATGCGCAAGTTCGGGTTGTTGCGGATGGCCTTGGGTATGGCACTGCGCACAGCCTTCAGTTTGCCCAGCATGGTTTCCTCCTCGCTGTCCACGATGATAAGTTCCGTGTCCTTGGCCATTTGCGTGAGGATGCCGTTGAACAGGTGGTCATCGTCATCACCGTACTCTCCGTTGATGTAATGGTCGCCCAGCTCGAACTGCACCTGCTTGGCAAGCTCTGCCAGGAGGGCGTTCTGGGCTTCGGGAGGCAGTTCGGCAAACACGAGGTTGCCCTTCGGCTGCCATGGACGCCAGATCTGCTCGAAAGCACGTGGGTTGAATACGGTGAAGGCCATGAAGTCTTTCGGGTCAAGGCTTTTCTCGTCATAGTTGAAGTTGCCCTTCGAATCCTCCACGCCTGGGTTCTCCTTGCGCTTCTGCAGCATCTTGCCGCTTCGCAAACGGGGCAGGCTGATTTTCTTCTCCACGCCGGGAATGACCATTATCAGCCCTTTCTCGACAATCTCGTTGCCGGTGGCGGCGAGCGTCAGAAGCTGCTCCAGTACCTCGCCGTTGTAATTGGTGTTCTTTACTACTATTGCCATGTCTTTTACTTGTTAAGTTTGTCCTTGATTTCACGCATACGCTTGTTCCATGGGCTTTCCCCGCCCGGCTCCACCTTCAGGTCTTCCACGACCTTGCGCCTCGGTGACAATGAAGCAAGCACTTTCTTGCCTTCTTCCGGGCTGTTTTTCAGAATGTTCTCATACATGGGCCGTGTCTCGGCGTTGATGCGCCCGTCAGCCTCGGCCGCGTCAAGCAGGGCTTTGCGTGCGGCTTCCTCGTCGGCCGCCGCCTTGGCCTCAAACTCCTCAACTCTCGCCTTCAGGGAGGCGTTCTCTTCCGCCAGGCTGCCCGCACGGTTCGCCTCCTGTGCATACGCCTGGGCCTTGGCGATTACCTCTTCCTCGCTCTTGCAGTCCTTGAACGATGGATGCTTCCTAACTTCCTCAAGATTCATTTTGTCTTTGTTTTGTGGCTCAACGAGCCGGTTATTGAATAAGTTGTATATCTGTTCCGGGGTACTGTCCTCCGGCACTGGCTCCGCGTCATAGATACCGTCAATAAAGCCTGAGCGCAGGGCCTCCTCTGCCGTGAGCCAGTGGTCCTCGCCGTCAAAATAGGCCGCCTTCACTTCGTCTTTCGTCATGCCTGTGCGCACTGAGTATATGTCCGCCAGGCTGTCCTCAAGGCTTTCCAGCTCGTCTATGCACTTCTGCATCTCCTTTTTGTTCCCGTAGCAGCCTCCGCTGACACTGTGCAGCATGAGCCTCGCATACTTGCTCATCTCGACGTGCTTGCCGCACAGCGCTATCACGCTCGCCATGCTGGCGGCTATGCCGTCAACGTAGATGCGCACATCGGCCCTGCTGTTCTGTATGGCGTTGTATATGGCTATGCCGCAGTACACCTCGCCGCCGTTGCTGTTTATCCTGACGTTCACACGCCGGCCGGCTTTCTCCGCCTCCATGAGTTCCTTGGCCACACGCACACTCTGCACGTCATAATAGTCGCCAATGTCACCGTAGAGGAATATTGTCCCGACGCCTTCCGCGTCTGTCTGTATGTTGAAGAACTTGCTTATTGCCATTTGCTCGTTTTTTTTGTCGTCCGTGATTTTTGCTGCAAAAATGCAACAATTCAGCGGATTGAGGAAACCGCGTTTTTATCATGCAACTTTGTGGCGTCATGGTGGCACCACAAAGTCGCATCATGTTTTGTCTTTTTCGTCAAACGGGCTTTTTATGGCAATTTTGCACTTGGATTCATTAAAGACATTAGAATATTATGACAGACTTGACAAACGCCCAGAAGAAAGAATGGGCCAAGACTTTATACCTGCGCGAAAACCTTACGCAACAGGAAATAGCCGAGAGGGTCGGGGTGTCCCGTGTCACCGTGTCAAACTGGGTGCGCTCCGGCAAGTGGGAGGAGCAAAAGGCCGGGCTTACGCTTACGCGCCAGGAGCAGGTCGCGAACCTGTACCGTCAGGTGGCGGAAATAAACCGCGCCATCTCGACACGCGCCGAGGGTGAGAGGTTCCCCAGCTCCAAGGAGGCTGACATCCTTGGCAAGCTCTCCGCCGCCATCCGCAACATGGAGCAGGAAACGGGCATTGCCGACATTATCAGCGTGCTTACCGGCTTCGTCGAATGGCTGCGCCCGCTCGACCTTGACAAGGCAAAGGAGCTGACAAGGCTGGCAGACGCTTACATCAAGGACAAACTATAAACCGTAGGACACATGAAACAGGCTGATAAGATAGCGCTACTGGACTGGGAGAAGTTCAAGGAGGACATCGCAAGGGCTACACCCGTTGACAAGTCCATGTCCGCACAGGACAGGGAAAAACATCGTCTTTACCTTGAACGGCACCCGGTGGAATGGATAAAGTTCTTTTTCCCGAACTACGCCAAGTATGAGTTCGCAGGGTTCCAGAAACGTGCCATACAGCGCATCCTCGCCCATGACGAATGGTTTGAGGTGTTGTCATGGAGCCGTGAGCTGGCCAAGTCTACGGTTACAATGTTTGCTGTCATGTTCGTCACGCTTACAGGCCGGAAAAAGAACGTCATCATGACGTCCAACAGCAAGGACAACGCAGCCAGGCTGCTGGCGCCCTACCGTGCCAATCTGGAAGCGAACGGGCGCATACTGGCTTACTATGGCAAACAGGAGACGCCCGGCTCGTGGACGGAGGACGAGTTCATCACAAAGGGAGGCGTGGCCTTCAGGGCGCTCGGCGCAGGACAGTCGCCGCGCGGTTCCCGCAATGAGGCCATCCGTCCGGACGTACTGCTCGTGGATGACTTCGACACGGACGAGGACACCAAGAACCCTGACATCATACAGAAACGTTGGGACTGGTGGGAGAACGCGTTATACCCGACACGTTCCATCTCGGAGTCGACGCTTATCATATTCTGCGGAAACATCATCGCCAAGGACTGCTGTGTGGTACGGGCCGGAAGCATGGCCGACCATTGGGACATCGTGAACATACGCGACAAGAACGGGCATTCCACTTGGCCGGAAAAGAACTCGGAGGAGCACATAGACCGCACGCTCGCCAAAATATCCACCAAGGCGGTGCAGGGGGAATACTTCAACAACCCGGTTTCCGTCGGCGAGGTTTTTGAGAACATTACCTACGGCAAGGTTCCTCCTTTGTCGAAGTTCAAGTTCCTCGTTGCATACGGCGACCCCGCGCCGGGCGAGAGCAAGGGCAAGAAAGGCAAGTCCTTCAAGGCGCTTTCGTTGCTCGGCAAGCTCGGAGGAAGGCTCTATGTCATCAAGACTTTCCTTGCCCAGGCATTGAACGCGGAATTCATCGGCTGGTATGTCAAGATGCTGGAGTTCGTGAACGGGAAGTCCACGGTATATTGCTACATGGAGAATAACAAACTGCAAGACCCGTTCTTCCAGCAGGTGTTCAAGCCGCTGGTGGCCAAAGTACGCAAAGAGCACAAGATCGCGCTACACATCCGGGGCGATGAAGAGAAAAAGACTGACAAAGCCACGCGCATCGAGGCCAACCTGGAACCGCTCAACAGGGAAGGCAACCTCATCCTCAACGAAGCGGAAAAGGACAACCCGCACATGAAAGAGCTGGAAGACCAGTTCAAGCTGTTCACTCTGTCCTTGCGCTATCCGGCGGACGGCCCGGACGCGGTCGAAGGCGGCAACCGCATCATCGACGAGCTTATGCGGAGGGCGGAGCCGCCGGTGTTCAAGACCCGGAAAGACCTCCGCAGCCGCAACCGCCGAAGGCTCTGACGTTTCTTTAATTCTTCATTTTTAACTTTTAATTTTTCATTTGTATATGAGCCAATTTGTAGAACTGTCAGATTACGACGCAAGTATCCACCGTGACATACTGGATGCGCTTGTCAGGGAGGACGAGGCCGTCATCGAAGTGTGCGAGGACAGGGCCGTCGCCGAAATGCGCTGCTATTTGTCCAAGCGTTACGACTGCGACAAAATCTTTTCCGCAACTGGCGCGCAGCGTAACCAGCTCGTGCTGATGATGGTCATCGACGTTGCCGTCTATCACATCTTCTGCATCCACAACCCGCAAAAGCTCTCCCAGATACGGAAAGACCGGTATGAGCGTGCCGTGGAATGGATGAAGGCGGTCGCCGCAGAGGAAATATCCATCGAGGGCGCACCGTTGCTGCCATTGGAGGAACGCACGGCGAACTCGCAGTTTCGTATCATAAGCAACCGCAAAAGGACAAACCATTGGTAAAACAATTTATTTTGATTATGAGCAAGAGAAAAAACAGGAATAAGAACGGGCTTATCACTGTCGGTGGCAACTTGCCGCAGCCCTGGCAGAAAAGGCCTAACGTCATCGTCATCACACAACCTAAACGTTTCGGCATTGACATCGCAGACTATATGGCGGCCGTCCGCGCCGCCGAGAACGTAGACTTCTCCAGGCGTTACAAACTCTATGACCTGTATTCGGACATCCTTATGGACACACACCTTTCCTGCGTCATCGAGAAGCGTAAGAACGCCGTGCTGTGTTCGGATATTGAGTTCCAAAGAAACGGGAAGCCGGACGATGCCGTGAACGAACAGATACGCTCCCCGTGGTTCAACAGACTCGTAGGGGACATCATCGACGCCAAGTTCTGGGGCTTCACGCTCTGCCAGTTCTACAAAGAGGGGGAATGGGTGGATTACGACCTCGTTCCGCGCAAGCATGTAGACCCGGTAAGGAAACTCATACTCCGGCACCAGACCGACATAACGGGCCTGCCCTGGGACGACTATCAGGATTTGCTCTTTGTCGGCAGTCCTGACGACTTGGGGCTGCTGGCCAAGGCTGCGCCGTGGGTCATATACAAGCGAAACACCACGGGCGACTGGTCGCAGTTCTCCGAGGTGTTCGGCATGCCCATACAAGAGTATATATATGACTCAGACGACGAGGAGTCCAGGCAAAGGGCGATAGAGGATGCCGCCAATGCCGGAAGTCTCGCACAGTTCTTCCATTCCAAGGATACGGAGTTCAAGTTGACGGAAGCAGGGAACAAGACCGGCTCGGCTGATGTGTACGAGCGTCTCTGTGAACGCTGCAACAATGAAATATCTAAACTTGTCCTCGGCAACACACTGACTACCGAGTCATCGGAAAAAGGCACGCAGGCGCTCGGAACGGTACACAAGAAAGTCGAGGACAAGGTCGCCTTGGCTGACAAGAAGTATGTCCTTGACGTCCTCAACTACGACATGGCGGACATTTTCGCGCATATCGGCATCAACACCGCCGGCGGTGCATTCTGTTTCCCGGAAAGGAAGGACATCGACCCCACGTCGAAAATAAACATACTTACACAGCTGGAGAGAAGTTTCAACCTGCCGGTGTCGGACGATTACCTATATGAAGAATTTGGCATTGAAAAGCCTGCCGACTATGAACGTATGAAGAAAGCGCGTGAGGAAGAGCGTTTAAGGAAGGAAAATGCCGCCGCTCAAATAGCCAAGCCGGAGAATGAAGCCAAAAACGGCAGCGATGGTGAAGAGCCCGAACCTTCACCTAAACAGAAAAAGTCGTTCCGTAGCTGGCTTGCAGGTTTTTTCGCAAAGGCCCCGTCGCGCGGCGGGGCGGATTTAGACTGGTAGTCAACAGGCTTTACGGGGCGGACGAAGGTGAGGTTTCGACAGGTATCGAGTTTTCCGACGAACTCCTGCGCCGCGCTTTGCTGAACATTTACAGCAAGGATTTCCATCCGGCCACTGACATCGAAATAAACCTGTTCGGCGGAATATGGGATAAAATGAACGAGGCCGTGAAAAAAGGCTTTGCCGAGTCAAAGGCCACTGACCCCGACGACGATTTCCGTGCCGCAATACTGCGCAACAATGCTGTGTTCTCAGCGTTCAAGGTCCATCGCTTGCAGAACGACATGGCACGCCTTCTGCTGGATTCAAACGGCAATCTAAAGCCGTTCGAGCAGTGGAGGAGCGAGGTCTTGCCCATCGCCTCCCACCAGTGCGGTGCATGGCTGCGCACGGAATACGACACCGCCATACTCCGTGCGCACCTTGCCGCTGACTGGCAGCAGTTCGAGCGCGAGAAGGACGTACTGCCCAATCTGCGTTGGATGCCGTCAACTTCTGTACATCCCGGCGAGGACCACCGTGTGTTCTGGAACACCGTGCGTCCCGTCGATGACCCGTTCTGGAACGAACACCGCCCCGGCGACCGCTGGAACTGCAAGTGCGGATTGTCATCTACAGACGACCCCGTGACGCCTGTTCCCGGCTCAGGTGACGGATACAAGCCGCAGCCAGGGCTTGAAAATAATCCAGGCAAGGACGCCAAGCTGTTCTCTGACAACCATCCTTATCAGGCAAATGCGCACAAAGGGGCGAAAAAGGCTGTTGACAAACTGATGGCCCGTATTGATGAAATAATCGCGGAAATGCCCGACAATCTCACGGATGATGAAAAGATGGCTATTGCAAGAAACTGCATAGACATAGAAAAAAACATAAAAATCACAAAGGGCAAGCCTATGGACGTTGACGAGGCGGACAAACAAAACGCCAATCCTAAACACGTGGATGATTTTGTCTTGGACGAAAATGGGCTGTATCACGACAAGAGGGGCCACAAATACAGCAAGAATAAAAAATACGACAAGAAAAGGGACCGCCCGTATGACATCAACTGCCAGACTTGCGCACCTGCATACGCGCTCAGGCTTAGGGGGTTCGACATTACTGCTAAGGGCAATACGCCCGGAAGCAAACTTGAATACTTGAGCAGGGGGCGCGCTTTTGAAGTTTGGAAGAATGCCGACGGAACGCCGGCGCAACATACAAGTATAAACGACTGGCTTAGGAGCAAGAACTACCTGAAGATGACTTCAAAGCGGTACATGGAATTCTTCAATGAAGTCTGCAAAGATGAAGGTGTCTACGAATTGTCTATCGGGTGGAAAGGCGGTGGCGGTCATGCCACGATACTTCAAAGGTTCAAAAATGGGGAGTTGCGTTACATTGAACCGCAAAGTGACAACTCCGAAGGTTCTGGCATGGAGTGGAAAGACGTCAAGTATCTCTGTGACGAAGGTGCCGCCAACTCACATGGCTGCAGAGGCATAATGAGGATTGACAACAAGCTATTCGACACCGCTTTCCTCGACATCTTCGACAAGTGAACCGATTATGTCGAGAGACAATGGGCCGCTGACTTCTGTGGCTGTTTTCCCGTCATACAAGTAGACAAAAGGATAACCCGTGCATGAGTCCTCCGGGAACTTGAACATATAGGCTTCCCGCCCTTCGTAGTCACCGAGGTACTCGAAAGTATCGCCGTATTGCTCTATAAGCTCACGGGCTTCGTCTTTTACTTGTACAGGTATGTTCATAAGCACATTAGGCAGTTTATACGCTTCCGCTGCAAATTTACAAATTATTCTTGAATAATTGCATGATATGGATATAAAAGATTTCGCAAGACAGGTTGAACGCAAGCGCAAGGAGCTTGACGGCATGATGCGCCGCCGTATGCCTGTCGTCGCCGGACGAATGGCCAAAGACCATTTCCAGGACAACTTCCGCAGGGGCGGCTTCGTCAATGGCGGCCTGCACCCGTGGCCGAAGGCCAAAAGGCTCTCGTCCGGCGAAACCGACGCCGCAAGCCAGTACGGCACGCTGCTATCTGGCCGCAACCATCTTTTCAATTCCATCAAGTACATCACGTCCGACTACCGCGTAAGGGTGGCCAACGATGTCGTCTATGCACCAGTACACAACTGGGGCGGCTCTGTGTCCGTCACCGTCACCGACCGCATGAGACGCTTCGCGTGGGCCAAGTTCTACAAGGCGTCGGGCAAGGCGGGAAAGACCGCCACAAGGCAAAAGAAAGGCCGCAATGGGGCCGCCGTGGGACAAGCAGCCAACCCGAAAGCGTCATTCTGGAAAAATCTTGCCCTCACAAAGAAAAAGAAGCTCGACATCCGCATTCCACAGCGTCAGTTCCTCGGCGACAGCAAGGAACTCACCGGAAAAATAAACGAGCGGATAGAAAAGGAAATACGAAATATTCTAAATAGTTAATCATCAAAACTTAAAATCATGGAAGAAGTTTTTATCAACATCATGGAGCAAGTCGCCCGTGAAATGCCTGAACTCTCGCTCATCGACGAGGACTACGGCCAGCTTGAAATGGGAGCCAACGAAGACCATTACCCAGTGACGTTCCCGTGCGTGCTCATCGGCAATGTCGATTCAAACTGGCACGACCTCGGCTACGGGGCGCAGAACAGCGAGTCGTCCATTACCGTGCGCCTTGCCATCGATTGCTACGATGACACGCATTATTCGTCGGGCACATACGACAAGGCGAAAGAGCGGCAGCAACTTGCCAACAAACTGTACAAGACGCTCCAATGCTTTGAATGTTCGGAAAGCGTATCTCCGCTTGTCAGGGAGAAAAGCCGCGACTATGCGCTGCCGGGATATATAAAGGTCTACGAGTTCACCTTCTCGTTCACGTTCCATGACGAGTCGGCAATGGAAGAATGAGCAGCGTCACCGCATGGGGAACAGCTCCAGCTGCGAAGCCGTGAGCCTCGGCTTCCTCACTTTCGGCAGAGGCTTAACTTGCCTTGCCGAACCGTCGCGTGTCTTCCGCCTTATGATGGCCATGATACGTTCCTCGGATATGAAGAACTCGCACTCCGACAATCTGCGCAGGGCATCGTCAAAGCGCAGGCGTTGTATCTCCGTCCAGTAATAATACCGGCGGCACAACGCCTCGTCGCGAAGCCTTATAAGTTCCTTGTTCCTACCCTTGCTCATTATATTTGCAAAGATAATAAAAAGCCGCTGAAACACAATCGCTTCGGCGGCTTTTTGCTCCTTATTCACGGCTTTTCGGCCTTACAGGCGGCAGAAACTCGGCTCAATCCGTGTCCATACGCCGTTTTCAGGGTTGCGCCGCCAGAAGTAGAAATTCCTTGCATTGCGCTGCACTACGTTGGCCTCCTTGAACAGGCGCATGATGTCGGCGTATTCACCGTCGAACTTGTCCTCCAGCTCGTACAGCTTCGATATGCTCTTGTAGTCCAGGTCTCCCATCTTGTTGCGCTCCAGCAACGTCATAGCCATCTGGTACATCGGGTCGTCCGCGCCCTTGTCGCTGCGCTGCATGTAGCGTTTAAGGTAGTCGATTAAACGCTCGGCCGCCATGTCGGCGCGCTCGTCAAAGCCCTTCACCTTGTTGCCCTTCACCTCAAGCTTGAAGTCGCCGTCTACAACGGTGTAGGTCATCTGCTCGCCGTTTTTCACCTGCCCGTACTCCTTCATCACGCCGGTGAAGCCGTCCACTTCTTCCTCGAGCCATTTCTTGAAGCCGCGCACGTCGTCCACCAAGGCTTCCACCTTGGCCTTCACCTCGTGAAGGAACTCGCCGCGCAGGGCTTCGTATGCCTCGCGCCGGGCTATGCGGTCGTCCTTTTCCTCCTGCTGCAACCGGGCCAGCAGCTCCGCCCTCTGCTCCTTGCTAAGGGACTTTATGTCCACTTGACTGATGTTCTGTTCCATTTTGTCTGTTTTTATATGTTTAACACTCTGTCTCGTTCCAGTTGCACTGCGAACGTTCGTATTCTATCTCGAACCAAAGGCTTTCAAGCACCTCGGCGTATTGCTCTTCGCCAAGGTCTTTCGTAACCTCGCGTATGTGGCCCATTATCCCGTCCACTATTTCCTTGTTTGTCATCTTTCCTCGTTTTTGTTGTTCCTCTTTCTCCTTATGGCATGGAGCTTCGTCAGCAGCGCGTCCAGCCCGTCTCCGTCAATCTCCCGGAATGCCATGCCGGCTATGCGCTTGTCTTGACAGAATTTGTCAACCTTTCCCCAGTCGGCCGTATCGACGCCAAGCAGCTGCATCTGGTGAAGCACCGCGCTACGCTTACGGCGCATTTCGCGCCGCCATGCCTCGCGCCTCGCATCATAACCGGCCACACGCTCCATCTCCGTGCACATGCTGCCGTATTCCGCCGCCGTCATCAGGTGCAGGTGCGGTGTCCGGCCGTTCGTGAACTGCAGCACCAGCGTCTCCTTGTCCGCGCCGGGCAGCTTGCCGAGCAGGGCGTAGAACCTGGCATAATTGTCAACGCCCATCGCCGCACTCCTCCTTCCTGTACTTTATGTATGCCTCCCTCGACACGTCGAGTACGGTGGGCAGGTCCCATTTCAGGCCATCAACCGGCAGCATCGGAACGCCGTCCATGCAGACGAACACCTCGCCGCCGAACTCGCGCACCTGCACCGCACGCCTCGCGTCCATCACCATGCGGCATTCGGCCGCAGCCTTCTTTCTCTCCGTGCGTTGCCTGTGCGTTTCGCGCAGCCACGCCGACAGTCTTTCATACATCTCTTTCATTTTTGCCTCCTTAACTTAACAATGTGATTTCAAACAACACCTTTATCCCGCACGAGCTGGCCACGTCAAGCTCCAGCTTCGCGCCTTTGCTCAGTTCCCAGCCCTTCAGCATGTAGATGTAGCCGCAGCCGAGCAGCAGGGCGATGTCCGCCCTCATGTGCTCACGCCAGTGCGCCTCTTCCGGCAAGCCGTTCTTGAACGGGTTGACAGGCTCGAAGCCCATCCGGCGCAGCAGCTTCTCTGCGTCGGCGAACGCCGTCTTGCGCTCGCTGATATCATGGTGCGCTATGGCACCGCTGATATACACTCTCTTATTCATGTCCTCCTTGTTTTCGGTTCTCCAAATGCCTCCTGTAACGTTCGGGCACCACCACCGCGTAGTTGCACAGGCGGCAACAGCGCCCCTCTTCCTTCACCAGGTAAGGATTGTAACCGTACCCGGTGAACCTCATGCCGCAGATGCAGCAAGTCGTCTCATTGTTGTTCTTTTCCATCATTTCAAGTTCTTTATGTTGACCTTGCACGACGGGTGCCACTGCCGTATGCAGCTGGCGAATATCACGTCGCGCGTCTCTATCACTATGTGCCCCTTGGTCTTCGCCTTGCGCAACCGTAGGTCGCTCTCTACGCCGCGTTCCGCCCAGTCCTCAACCACGGCCGCAGCTTCGTCCTTTGCCAGCAGCAGCTGGTACAGTTTATTCTCCCATTCCATCTTCACGTATCTTGTCGTCCGTCAATGCCTTGGACGCCCCCTCTTCCCATATCACGTATGGCTCGCCGGGGCGTTCCATGAAACGGCTCTTGCACCAGGCTTTGAAGCAGCTCACCATAATTTTCACGTCCGCGTCGTATTCCACTTTCTTGGCAGTCCTGCCAGCCGGGTGCATTCCCTCGGCATGGCTGATGAAGATAAACAGCTTTTTGGGGTGGCGCTCCTTGAACTCCTTGTATTCCGGGTAGCTCAAGCCGCTGTACTGGAAGCTGTCTATTATCACCACGCCGGGGCTGCCCCTGCGCTTCAGCCGCTCCTCAAGCTGTCCCATCGGCTCGCGGTCCAGTATAATCAGGCGTTTTTTCACCTCGTCCATCTTGTGACGCTTCAGGGAGAGCTGGAAGGACAGACCGGTGCTTTCCTCAAGGCTGTCGTATATCACCTTGCCGAACGTGCAGAGATACTTGGCCAACTGCATTACAAAGGAGCTTTTGCCGTTGCCGCTCGCGCCCCAGACTATCCAGACCCCGCTCCGGGCCGGCCGCCCGATGGAGGCCAGCCACGGGCCGGTAAATTCATATCGCGGTATCTTCATGTTCAGCACCTCTTTGGGGCTGTACGCTCGTTTCAGTCTCATGGTTTTGCCCCTTTCTTAAGCTCGGCGACAAGGGCGTCCGCAGCGGCCACGGCCTTTTCCGCCATGTACTCGTCGGTCAACACGCTGTCCGCCCAGCTTCTGGAGAACACCTCCTTGGCAATCTCATACCGCCGTTTTTCCCAGTCCGGCTCGTTCATCTTTCTCATTTCACGGTGGATGCCGATGACAGCATCCATCGCCTGCATCTCTATCTTTGTCATCATGCCTGAACCCTCCTCAGCTTTTCTATTTCCGTGTATACCCTTCGGAGTCCGCCTCCAGTGGCGTTCACTATCCTTGAAATGTCCGAGCCTTCGGGCGCGTTCACCTTGGCCACGATGGCGGCCTGCGCCTTCAGGAACTTCTCGCGTTCCCGCGCGTCGTCAGGTGTCACCTTGCTGTACGTGTCGCCGTAGCGGCTCAACATTTCCGTGTAGCCTACCTTTTTGCCCTCGATGGCGCGGTTGATTTTCTCCTTCAGGCCGTCCGCGCCCATCATGTACCAGGCGCAGCAGCGTTCCGTGGCGTTCCACAGGGCCTTCAGTTCGAGGAAGGCTTCATATTGCAGGTCGCCGGCCTCGTCCAGCACGACAAGCGGCGTGTCTATCGTGCGCAGGTAGGCAACAAGGTCTTCGTACACGTCGGAGTAGCGTCCGTAACTGCCTACGCCGAACTCCTTGGCGATGTACCGTATCAGCTTCAGCTTGGTCTTCACCTGCGAGCAGTCCACGTACACGGCGTTCTTGTGCTGTTTCACGTAAGCCTTTGCCGTGAAGGTCTTGCCGATATTCGGCATATCGCACAGGATGGCGCTCAGGCCGCTGTCCTGGCACGCTTCCAGCTGCTTGCTGATGAACACATAGGTCGGCGTCTTGGCGACCGTCCAGGGCATTTCCTCTCTTAACTGAACGCCAAGTCTCCGGGCTATGCCCACCCAGTTGGCGTCGCTCACCTGCCTTTCGTAGTTCCCTTTCTTGATGGCGTTGTACACGCTCGCCGCTATGCCCAATGCCGTTGCGTGGCGGTTGTCACTGGGATAATTCTCACGGTCGGCGGCTATCGCCCCCGCAATCCGTTGTTTCACTTCGCTCGTTATTTCCATTTTGAATGCTGTTTTAATGTCTTTCCAATGTCGTTAAAGTTTAGCTACCGCGTCGGTTTCGTAATGTGTCACGTCCAGGTATGCGGAGTAGTCGTCCTCCCCGGTGTGTGGCTTCACCTCCACCGCCTCGGCCTTTATGTCCGTTATCTCTTTCGTTTCTTCCTTGTTGAGGATGCCGACCTTCTTTATCTTGCCGTCCTTCATCATCTTGTCGAACTTGGCCACGTATTTTGCTTGTTCGGTGTAGGCGGCCTTGTCGGCTTCGGTTTGTTCGGCCGTGGCCTCGTTGTAGCGCGTCACGGGCTTGCAGGTGGCGATATAACGTCCGTGCTGGTAGATGTACACCTCGTCGATGTTGCCGTCCTTGTCGGGCAGGTAATAGGCTTCCACCTTGTAGTTCCTCGGCTCCAGCCTTGCGATGATTTCAGGGTCGGGCAGGATGAAGTTCTTGTACTGCACCGAGAAGTAGCTGTTGTTGCGGATGGTGGTGTCGGTACGGAAGCCGATGTAGCGGTAAAGCACGGCTTTGTCCCAGGGTGCGAGGTTCGGGTTCTGACGGGCGCAGAGCACGTCCCAGCGTGTCATGCCGGGGTACTTCTTCTGGTTCGGGTGCAGCTGGCTGTTGTACTCGCCGATGGCGCGTATGTCGTCGGCCACAAGCTCGTCGTAGGTGTAACTCTTTACCTTGTAGGTGTTGTTCTTCTCGTCGTACACCTTCTCCTCTTTCGGGCGGTTGGCCTCCAGTTTGGCGTACCATCGCCCGATGCCCACCTGGGTGCGCTTTTCCACGCCGTACTTTTTCGCCCGGTTGAAGTGCTCGGCGCGTTTCTCGCGTGAGTTGCCGGGGTTGCACCAGCGTATCAGGGGAAACACCGTGCCGGCCTGCATCAGACCGTCGGCGAAGTCGCTGACCAGGTGGTGCTCCACCTCCAGCTCGGCAGGGATGTACATGCCGTTCCGGTCAAGGGTCTGGAACATGTTCCTCATGCAGTCAAGGAACAGCTCGGCGGTCTTCAGCCGGTTGTAGGCGTAGCCCACCACGGCACCGCTCACCACATCGTAGGCATAGTAGGCTTTCACCCTGTTGCCGTCCTTCATCGGTCGCGGCAGGTCGCGGTCGTCGAGCGAAATCTTGCTCAGCGAATATTCTCCCACATGGCGCAGGTGGTACGGACGGTAGGCGTTGTTGAAGTCCCACTGGCTCATGTGCAGCTTGGCGCGCAGGGCCTTGTTTTTCGGGTTGTTCAGGTAAGCCGCCACCGTGGCAGGGCTCAGCACTATCGGGTTGCCGTCCTTATCCGTGAAGTCTGCCGGGTTAAGCAGTTCGCCTGTTTCCGGGTCAAATAGTTCTTTGTCGCCCTCCACAAACATGTTGTATTGCTCCCATACCGTAGTGTTGAACGGCTGCTCCGGCTGCGCGTCTATGGCGAGCAGCAACCGCTCGATGCCGTAGGTCACCTTCCGGCGGTTCTGGTTCATGAACTTTCCGCTGATCAGGCTTTCGTAACCTTTCGTCCTGAAGTCGCTTACCTTGCGCTTGAAGCGGTTGGCACTCACCGGAAGCGTGTGCCCGAACTCTGCCTGGTAGTAACTGATGGCACCGGCCATTTCGCCCCAGTTCACCGGGCCGCCCTTCATCGCCTTTCGCATCAGGACGGTGTCCTCCATCACGGCCAGCACGGCTTCTATCACCGATGCGTTCACCGTGTACTCCTGTATGTGCTCCGGTGGCAGCGCGTCGCCATTCTCGAAACGGAAGGCGGTGTAGAACTCCCGTGCCTTCGCGTCGATGCGGAAGTGGCTGCCGAACCAGTTCTTAAGAATGTCCTCTTTCACATCTCCGTATTTTTCCTTGATTTTTTCCTGAAAGCGTAAGGGCAACGTGGCTATTTCCACCAATGCGTAACCTCCCAAACCTCTTCCTGAGCGTACCACGTTGATTTTGCCATTTGCCGACAGCTTCTTGTAGTTGGAATCCGACATGACGGGATTCGGCTCACAAGTCAGGTCATGGTGCGATATGCACAATATCTTTCCGTAGTACTCCATCGTGTTCTCGTCTTTACAAGGCTGCTGCCATCTGCTCAACTTCGTACTGCAGCTGCATGAGGTCGGGTACGGTGATGCTCTTGTAGCTGTCCTTAAGTTGTCCGTCCACGTACACCGAAACATCTCCGGTTTCTTTATCCACCACAAGTTTCACTCTTGGCCCGAAAGTCTGGGTCATGGTCTTCTCGACTTCTTCATGCGTAGTTTCGCATTTCGGCATATAACCGTCAGTCAGCTTGCCGCCGCGTTTCAGGGCAAGCTGGCGAATCCGGCGTGCCTGGTCGCTGTCACGCTTGAAGTTCAAAGCCTGCCATACGGCCTGGCGCGAACACTTGAAAGCCTTCATCAGGAAGGTCTTTGTTTCGTTGTCTGTCAAAATCTGCTTTCTCATTTCTTCTCCTTTTTAAGTTCTCCGTATATTACTTCCAACAGTTCCTCACACACGCACGACAAGTTCTCTATCACCCGTAAGGCATCCGAGTCGTCTTGTTCCGCTACTGTCATGAGGCTTCTGCCCAGCGTCATTGCCTGGTCAGCGATGTTCTGCGTGTGGGTCACGCAGCCAATCAGGGTGCGCAGTTTCTGCTTGAACTGCTTCTCTTGCCTTGTTTTGTCAAATGTCTTTGCCATAATTCTCATTTTTGATTGTCACACATGGTGGAGCGCGGGGAGTCGAACCCCGGCGGCTTTCGACGCGTTCATGCTTTCGCTTTCGATTTACCAACTTTCCGGCCGCGCTGTCCGAGCCGCTCCTTGCCCGTCTTTCCGGGCTGCCAGTTATCCGGCAATCTTCTTACCGCATCTGTCTTTTGTTTGCCTTACGCAGGCATGTCCATAATCATCCTGCCTTGACATTCCACGTATGACCATTCCACCTCCCCTGATTGTCCAGTCGCAATCGTATGGACAGCTTTCCACATAGCCCCTCACAATGTCCTTCACGTGTGTCAGCGTACATTTCTTGAACTCCCAGCGGCACACCCTGCCGTCCGTGGCCGTCAGCATAACCGCCCAGACATCGTCCCTGCACATCATCGTTTTCATTTTTCAGTACCTCCATTGTTTATACGTGCAAGCATCATCTTGAACTCTCGCACCACCTGCTGCTTTACCTCCCTGTCCAACAGGTGGGCCGTATTGAAGGAGGCGTTCGTGCTGTGGTTCTGCACCGACCCGCACAGCAAGTCGTCAGTAAATCCTTCCACCATGTGGTTCATCCAGCCGAGCGTTTCGCACAGACTATCATCATTCACCACCTTTTGAAGCTCACGGTATATCTTCAGCCGGAGCTGCACTTTGTACATATCCTCCGAATACCAGCAGAAGAAGTGTTCATAGTCCTCGTTCATGTCCTTGGTGTACTTGTCGGCTTCTTCCACGCAACGGTTTATCCGTGCCTTGACCTGGCTGGCAATCATGTCCAAGCATTCCTTTGCCTCGTTTTTCATTACTTCGTTCATATTCTTTAATTTCTAAAATTCGTTAATCTCGCGGCAATTTTGTATCTTTGACCGCTGTTTACTTCTTAAACACGCTGCAAATATACAGATATTCTGAATTACAACAAAGAAAAATACAGATTTTCTGAATTAAAAAATGCAATTATGGACAAAAATGCAATTAATGAGCGCTTTATAAAAGCGGTTTCTACGTTATTCAAAGACAAAGGACTTACCAAAGCTGGCATAGCAGAAAGCTTGGGTCTAAAGCCTTCTACATTTTCAGAAATTCTGAATAATAGAATGAAAGCCGGAACTGATACCATTGCTGCCTTATGCGATAAGTATAGTTTTTCGCCGTTTTGGATTTTAATGGGGCAAGGAACGATGCTTATTCCTGGTGAATTAAAGGGAAGGTCAAAGCCAAGCATGGCCTTAGCTTATTCCCCTGATAGAATTTCCGAATTATTAGAAAGTCAAAAAACTTCTCCATACCCGAAGCGAGAAAAAGCACATCGTGTTCCAGATAATAGCAATGAAGGCATTCCACTTATTCCTCTTAGCGCAATGGCAGGTGCATTCACAGGCGACACGTCCGTGATGGAGTACGAGTGCGAGCGATATGTCATTCCTGCGTTCAAGGGAGCCGACTTTCTTATTCAGGTCAAAGGTGATTCCATGCAGCCCACCTATTATTCAGGTGACCTTGTAGCTTGCCAGCGTGTTCCTCTTGATGATTTGTTCTTTCAGTGGAATAAGACATACGTACTCGACACCAAACAAGGGCCGCTCATCAAACGTATCATGCCGGGGTCTGACAGCAGTCACGTGCTTATTGTATCAGATAACGACAGCTATCCTCCATTCGAGCTATCGAAAAGCCAGTTCCACGGTGTCGCTCTCGTGCGCGGTCTTGTCCGCCTCGAATAACCGCACACTCGGCACAATACAGGCGCACGCACACCCTTTTTAAGGTCATCGGGGCATGAAAACTGACGGAAATCACTATTTATCAGGCATATACAGCCATATATAATAAGGAGTGAGCGTAAAATAAGTGTCGTTTTTCCTCTCTGAAAACGTGGAAAAACGGCACTTGTTTGCATTTCGGTCTAAGTTTCCTACTTCGGGCGCACACTCAAAAAAGCGGAAAAGTAACCCCTAAGGTAACCCCTAACTTCACAAAAGGGTAACCCCTAACAGTAACCCCAAAGGTAACCCCTAACCGAAACGGACACAAAAAAAGGGGGCATTGCGCCCCCTCATTCAGCATTCAAGGAAATGACGTCCGAAAGCCTATCTAACGGCGTTATTTTTTCGTTCTAATCACCAGCCTTTCTACCGCCCGAAATAAGCGTAGACTGCTTTATAATAGCCTTTTTCGTGCATACCGTGCCATTCCCGGACAACCCGGCATGAAGCAAGTAATTCTTTGTCGCTCCCACCTGTTCGGCCGTCAGAACCGTATAAACGGCCGAAATGGAGCTGAAATACCAGTCCTTTCGCCTCGATCCGTCTATGTTATGCAGTAAATGCACATGGATAACCTTTGCCATATCGTATGTTTTACGACTGCAAATATACCAAATAATTATTATTTGGAAGAAAATCAATAAAACAAAATAAAGAAAGGCCACAAAAAAAACGACCATACAACCGTCGAACCATCCGTATCGATAAATAAGCCATAGCAGCCCTGATGACGCGGACACAGGCCATGAAAACCACGTCTGAAGCC